GGCTCCTGAAATAATACGACCGAACCTATCGACTTTCTTGTTCCGATGCTGAGGATTATTTTGAGTTGTTGTTGTTCCAACTGGTGCGCCAGATAGTACGTTTGAACCAAACATCGCATTGTTCTTGTCCCAATCACGCTCCTCGATATGTTCATCGTACGCAAAATCTTTTTCATTCTGATCACGACCTTCGATGTCTGCACCAACCTGAGAAAGCATACTCGCATCTTCGTATCCTGCTTTACGTCCTGCATCAGTTGCTCTAATTCCTGTCTCTGCTCCAGCCAATCTCAAGCGACCTTCTTCACCAGTTGCCATCTGATTGTATCTATCCGTTTGTTGCTTTCGTGCCATATCTTTTCCTTTCATTCCAGCCGCTTGAGCATAACTACCTTCCAATGCTCCAGCTACTTGCTGACCTAAATCTCTTTGCACACCAGCCGCCATGACACCTTTTTCAATAGCAGATCGTGAACCCATTCCTGCTCCAGCCATTTGAGCATTTGCACCCAACTGGTTCCTCGACATCTGCATTGTCCTCATTGCATTGTCCTGCATTCCACCAATTACATTTTGTGTGTGTGGAGACATATACTCATCAACTCCTTTACCTGTCAGGAATGACTGACCGGAAATTGGATCAATGTTTGTACCTTGAACTCCTGTTGCAGTATCACCAGCTTTTGTATATGCTCCTTGACCAGTACCTTGCATATCTCTGACTCCAGTTTGTGCAGTAAGAGTATCTGCTGAAGCATCTGCAAAACGATCTCCTCCATATTTCTCATACGGAGTATCCATGACCTTTGTTGTCCGGTCATAAATGTCCTTCCTAAACTCATGCGATGGTTTGTCTATCTCTGAAACTGAAGAACTTGTATTGTTTCGTGTTTCCATTCCTCCACCAGATAGAGGATTTGGAATTGAAGGTACTCCATCACCGGGACTTGAAACTCCGGAACCTCCATTGGGGCCATACTGAGAAAGATCAGCTACTCTAGCGTGTTCTGCGTCTTGAGCCTCTTTTGATATAGATTGGCCAAATGCATTTATCGTATCACCTTGATGCCTACTTCCCCCCCCATATCTGGGATCATTATGTCCATACCCCATTCCTGCTGATGGATTAGCGGTACTATTACCAGAAGGTGATGGACTAGAAGTTGAACCACCCTGTCCAGCAAGTCCCATTCCACCTCCTCTTGGCCCTCCAGCTATATCTCCATCAGCAATAAACTGTTCTCCAGTTTTGTAACTCCTCAATCCAGACTTTGTTTTCCTTCCGGAACCTCCCATTCCTTTTAACCAAGATGCTTCTTGATTATTAATATATGCTGGATGCTCTCCTTGTGGAGCATTACTTCTTAATACATTTCCTGCTTGTCGTGCGTTCATCATGGTTCCTTTATGCGTATGGATTTACTGAAGTTATTGGTCTTCCTTTTGAGTCTTCTGTTAGAATTGTGACTCCAAGAGTTCCACTTGTCACTTTCAGTCGATAATAGTTATTTGTTGCAGTGTCTTTTAAAATTATACTTCCACTTTCTGTAAAAATATTGTCTCGATCCACTTTAACAGTCGAACTTTCTTCTGTTATCACTAGAGATGCTAAATCGAACATATATGTCCTATCGTATTCATCTGGAGGATTCGGAAGAGGTTTCTGAGTTTGGCTCATCTCTCTCCTGAAACCGAAGCATCAAAACGTATTTCACCAAAACGCCAGACTTGATCGAATGGTGACTCGACTCTGAGAAGTGCTTGTCTTCCAGTGAATCGAGTATCAGTGTATCCGTCTGATGTCAGGTCGTAAGCACCTTTTACTTCAGGACTTGAATCATCTGGAGTGTTTTGTACAGTAACTTTCATGCGTAATCCAGACTCTCCTGCGTCCGTGTCTGTGATTATAGATTTAACAGACATCATCTTATTTCCAGACCCGATCTCGATTGCTCCAGATTCTGCATAACAGAGGTGTTCTTCCGTTGCGACATTTGGATGTAGATCAGTATTTACACCTCTTGCAATAACTCTTGACTGTAATGAAGAAAGTGCAGTAACGTCTGCTGGTGCAGTTACATTTGCTTCTCTCAGAATTGGCGTACTCTGAGTATCCGGATCTAGCTCATGTCTGTATAAATATCCGTCAACTCCTCCTGCAACCGGATAACCAAGTGAGTCTGAAGATTCCCAAGCGGATCGTTCAAGTTGTCCTGTTGTCCAGTGTTTCTCTCGATATGAATAAGTGACATATCTGGTACAGAACGTATCTCCTTCTTTTGGATAAAACCAAGTGATCTCTCCAAACTCTGCATTGTGACCTCCAGAAATTAGTCCTTCTATGTCAGTGTTTAAATCTGAGAAAACGTAATCTGCAACATCACAAGCTAACTCTTGAATGTATCCTCCCGTGTAACTCCAGAATCTCCCCCTTGACATCCATGCCACAAAATCGGCTGATCCTGCTACAGACTTCAGACCAAGACAACCTCCTCCTTCTGTCAATCTTTCGACTCCATACACATAAGGAGGGCCGAGATAATTTGTCTTCCAGACTGAATCTGTGAAGAACAGAAGGATTCCATAGCGAGTCTTGAAACCTCCTATTATTTTTCCTTTTGTCTGTACGTCAATGTCTCCTGCTGTATTAGTAACACTAGGAGTGAAATCGGTCAATGACTCTTGATGACCCCACGCTATTCGTCTTGAGTTCCCCCCTGCTCCAAATATCATTATGTGCCTCTCAGGAGTTACTAAAACACCAATATTGTCAACTGGAACTCCTGTTGATCCACCTAGAGAAGATAGTAAAACTGCTGGAGTTGCGACTTGAGTTGCATTGGTAAATGAGAGTCCAGACGAATCAACATACCATATTGACCCTTCTCCGGAATTGACTGCAACTAGATCATCTCCGAAATTATCCATCTGCCAAATTGGGACGAAATTGTCTCTAAAGGCATCAATATCAGTAACATCGGGGTCTTCGCTTGGGTATCGGGTTGTGCCGTAAGTATCACCTCCTGAAACAGTTCCTCCCGATCCATCTAGGTTCCTGTCTCCTCCATACTCTAATGCACCAAAGCCAAGTCCAGAAATCAAGAAATCTCCTTGATCCTTAAAATTTATTTTACCCGATGGAACCGATGCTGGCGTAATATCAAAAATTGGGGCTTTAGTTCCTGCTGATTGTGACCCATCCCAAAGTCGTAGTGACTGAACAGAACCAATTACTAAGTATCTTGCTCCTGTGCCAAGTCTCCATGAATGCAAACCACGAATAGGATCAACTCCTGAATAGAAAGTTGGTGTGATGACTGCTGTTGTTCCAGAAGTCGAACCGGATATTGTGATCGTTGGAACAGAAGTGTAACCAGAACCAGTGTTTGTGATTGCGACTGCGGTTATAACTCCAGCGACTCCATCGACTGTGCTTACAGTATAAGTCCCTGCGAAAGATGCTCCTCCCCCACCTGAGAAGCCTAGCGTCCCACTTGAGTACCCTGTCCCTGCTGTTGTAATTGTTAATGATTTTATTGCACCTTTCTTAGTAATCTGAGTGTCTGCAAGTCTCTGCCAACCTCCGATTGGTCGTAATCTTCCTTCAGAGAACCTGACCAGATTGCCATCAAACCAGCGATTCTTTGCTTGGTACTGAGTAGCGTTGCGGAAAAATCCAGCAGGTATTTTAATTGGTAAAAGTGCCATTAAGTTTTGTATTTAACTGTTTCAACTATCTCAGGTTTACTTTCAATGTCTTTTTGTGGTCTATGTCCTAAAGGATTCTTCGTCACTAATTCGTTTTCGTTTGCAATATATTTGTCAACCAACTTATCTCCGTTGTAAATCTCAACTTCACAAGAGAATCTTTTAGCGACTGGCATTCTCATTCGCTTCAAATCTATAGTCGTTGCAGTTTAACCTTAGTAAGACTGCTAATTGTTTAGAGTCTTCCAGAGTCATTTTCTGTATCCTTGTAACATTATCATAATTAGTCCTCATTACGTCTACTGAACAATCGCAGAGTCGGTAGTAAACGTGTTGTGGTGTATTCATACTCTGGTGCGCCACTGAGCATGCTTGCCACAATTGGCGTATGGTTTCCGTCTTGAAAGTTCCAAGCGACTCTTTCGATATCGCAAAAGTTGACATCAACATCAAAGTCAGGCTCAAAATCGACAATAAGGTCACTGTCTTCAAATTCAAAAGTGATTTCCATGTTAATATGTCCATACGGCAGGTAAAGAAAAGGAAGAATCACGACTGTCTAAATGTATAAAACGTTTAGGTCTTGAGCCTCGCAAAGCTAGTCCCAGACCAGTAAAACCAATGTCTTGTGCCTGTTTGATTAGCTTCAGAGTTTTGGTCGTGTTCACATGACCCACCAAAATATCAACTGCTTTTCCAAACGTATGAATCCCTGCTTTTGTTTTTGCAGTTGAGACATTTGAGTTATGTTTAATACAACGTCTGGCACTACTCAAACGAAATGCAAATCCTGCTTCTTCTCTCAGTTGTTGAAGCATTTTCATAAACTCCTCATCCATCTCGTTTGCTCCACAACCACAATGACATTGCATCTCGTCACTTGAAAAATTTGGTGTTATCAGCATAGCTAGTCCTACGATTGTTATTTTACAAAATGTCCTGCGGAGTAAAATAGTACCTTTTAGGTGCTATTTACTTATTCAACGATTCTTTAAGCAAGACAACCAATTTATCATCGACATCAGAATCCGTTTTCTTAGCTAATGTCTCCAATAATAAAATGATCACCTTCTCTATGACTCCCGAATTACCTAACATACTGAAAGCCATGCTTTTTACTACTCCTGCTATAATAAATGGCATAATTTAACTCCTTTTCATAAGTGCTAATGTTTTACTTGCTTCGACTTCTCTCTCTAAGTTCTCAAGCCGGGCAGACACAGAAGCCATGTGACCGCTACAGTCTTGAGATATTACGGCAAGTTTATCGAAATTTTCCTTCTGCATAGTCCGATTCAATTTGTCAGTCCTGAACGTCCAAAAACCTAGACAAACAATAATGGCTCCTGCAAAGCCTTGTTTGAGGATTAGGTTAATCACATCATCCAGTGCGGTGTTTACATTACTTTTTTCTTGCACTTTTTGCGGTGATTCCCTGTAATAATTTTGGTCATAATTTGGTGGTTCTGCTTTGGCCTGAACTGCAAAAAAG